AAGATTCTAAGGCTAGTGAGTTAGAAGCTAAAGTTGCTGAATTACAAGCTGAACTATCTACTAAAGATACTGCATTAGCTAGCTTACAAGCTGAGTTTGATGCATTAAAGTCAAAAGTAGAGGCTAGTGAGAAAGAAGTAAAAGCTAATAACCGTATGGCTGAACTTGCTGAGGCAGGTATTGAGTTCTCTGAGGCTCGTAAGTCTAAGGAATTAGAAAAAATCTCTGCTATGGATGATACTTCATTCGCTGACTACAAAGAGTTCTTAGTTGAAATCGCAGGAGTTAAAGCACCTGAGGTTGCTGAGGCTAGTGTAGAAGAAGAAGTTGTAGAAGAAGTAGTAGTTGAAAACGCTGAGGTAGCATCTGCTAGCCTTAATGTTGAACTAGAAACACCAAAATTAATCAAACCATTTGGTCACTTAGCTGACTAATAACTTTAAGGAGGAAAATCAATAATGTTTAAAGCTGTTCAAGAAGGTAAACTTAATGTATTCTTAACTGCTCCTAACGCAGATACAAACGCAGGTACTCTAGTTAAACTAGGACCATCAGGTAGTGTAGTTGTATGTAACGCAGGTGACGAGCCATATGGTGTTCTAGCACAAGATGTTCGTTCTCGTAGTGTAAACAACTTCAAACTTGACTCTGTAACTCACTTAGCTTTCTACGGTGAAAAAGTAGGTGTATACTTCCAAGGAGGTCAATACTACACTGATAACATCGCAGGTGGTTCTTTCGCTGAAGGTGCTAAACTTTATGTAGGTGCTAATGGTCAATTCACTGCTACTGCTCCTGGTACTGGTTTCACTGGTAATGTAGCTATTGCTGAAACAGCAGGTTCAGGTAACACAAAAACTCGTATTTCATTTGTAAAATAATTATAAACTATAATGGAGGTTAAATAATAATGAACGATTTCAAAATTTCTCTTGCTCATAACTATAAAGAGAACAAATCTCTAGCAGGAGCAGAATTAAACCAATTTATCGAAGACTTCAAAGCAACTGCTGACAACGAACAACTTCGTTCTGCATTTGCGGCTAGCTTAAGCATCCCTGTATTAAAAACTATTGCTCCACAAACATCTGTTCGTGACATTTTCATGGTAGACGAACTTCCTGCGGGAGCACTTTGTGAGTATCCAGTAGACTTGAACGACCTTGAAACTGCGGTAGTTATGCCTCGTATGGGTGCAGTACCTCAGAACATTGTAACTGGTGACAGCTTAATCGTTCCTACTTTCGAGGTATCTAACTCTGTAGAGTGGAAACTAACTTTCATCCGTGATGGTCGTTACAACATCGTTGAGCGTGCTCTAGAAAAATTAGCTGAGTCTTTTGTTCGTGCAGAAGAAAAAGCAGGTTGGGACACTATTCGTGGTGCTATCCAAGCATCTAACACACTTACTACTTCTGAAACTGCATTATCTAAAGACCTTTTCAATCAGTTAATGACTGAAATGAAACAAGTATCAGGATATATGCCTACTGTAGTTTATGTATCTCCTCGTAGAGCGTCTGACATTCGTGCGTGGACTACAACTACTATCGACTACTTAACTCAAAGAGAAATCTTCCAAGCAGGAGGAATCGGTTCAGTATTCAATATTGAAATCCGTGAACTTCGTACTTTAGGAGATAACGAAGTATTCCTATTCGATACTTCTCGCCTTGGAGTTATGCCTATCCGTTCTCGTATGACTACATTTGACGACCCAACTGCTATCCGTAGATTGCGTGCAGGTGTTATCGCATTTGAAGAAATCGGTTTCGCTGTAATCGACAAGAAAGCTATGCTTTACGCTAACCTTGCAGGTGCTCCTTACGCACTATTAGCAGGTCAATAAGATAACCTAGCAATATAATATAACTATAGTATAATCTAGCCCACTGCCCCTCCTGTTAGGGGGGTGGGTTTCTATTTTTAAAAAAGGAAAGGTAAAAGGTGAATATAATGGATATTAAATCGGTTAAAGGAATTATTCATATTAAAAACAAAGGATTCTCTCGTATTGCATCTCAGGCTTTTGGATTAGGGCATGACGAGGAAGTTACTGTTGATACTAGACGACTTCCTGAGAGAGTAGTAAATGACCTACAATTCTTCTATGAGAATGGAAATATTGACGTTGAGGTGGTTGGCGAGGAGAAGTCTAAAAAAGGAATCGCTAATACTGAAAATGTTAAGACTGCGAATGGTAAAGAACATACAGTATTTAAACCATCTGATAAAGCAATAAATGTTCAAGAAATTGATATGAGTGGCAAATCGGTACAAGTAGGATTCGCTAAGATTGATGCTGTTGAGTTGCTAGAAAAACACTGGAAAACTCTAGAGAAAGAAGTAGCTAAAATCGACAATGTTGATAACCTTAAACTTGTACTAGCAACAGCAGTTGAACTCGATATGGAGGGCAACAAGAAGTACGACATAGTTAAAGAAAGAATCGAACAATTAATTTAAACGGAGTGTGATTTTTAATGGCTACAAATCCATATTTTACGCTGACCTATGATAATACTGGTCCTGCCAATCCCACTATCAATATTAATAGCAGTGCTACATATGCAACTCAGCAATTAGTAACAGCTACTATTGGTACAGATGATAGCGACAAGACTAACTACCAAATGAAAATTTGGGGTGATATTGATGTCACTTGGGGAATCTCAAACGGTATTTTAAAGTCGGGTACTACAAATAACCCTTCTGTTGAGGCAGATGCAGTAATGATTGCTTTCTCAGCATCAAAACAAATTCAGTTATCAACTGGTGACGCTACTAAGACACTAAATGTTAGATTATATGATGATGTATTAAACCAATCAGGTCAAGCAACTGATACAATTATCCTAAATACTACATTACCTACACTGTCACTTAGCACACCTGATAGAACTAAGATTTCTAAGCAAGCAACTAAAAACCAATGTAACTTCAACTTCCAATCAGACCAATTATTTACAGACTATAAGGTTTTAGTCGTTTCTGCTACAAATGCTGTTAATACAGCGGGTACTGCAATTGCAACTACATATGGTTCTGTAGCTACTAGTGGTACTGGTGGTAACTACCCTGCTAACACACCTATCAATGTAACTATCACTGGTGGAGACCTAGAGGTAGCAAGCCCAGGTGACGGTGATAAGATTATCAAGGTATTCGTTAAAAACCAAGCGGGTCAATGGAGTTCATAAAAAACTTATATCCTGTTGGCAACTCGCTAGCAGGATATATTTTTAAGGGGAGGTTGATATAATGGCTATACAGGTAGGGTATGGGTACTTTACGCTGACGTTGGATACGACAGGACCAAACGTAGAAGTGTATGTGCCTCCATATGCAGACAGGGAGAATTTGAATGAAATAACATTTGTATCAAACGAGCCTTTCTCTAGTTATCAGGACATATACTTTATTGATAGCTTAGGTACTAGGCACGACTTTACATTTATTCTAGACGAGGTAAGCAACGAGTATATTGGTCATGTGGTATTCTCTGACTACCCAATGGGTATCGGGATGATGTACGGTCAATTTCAAGATGATGTTGGAAATCTCTCAAATATAGTTTCCAAGCCTATTAATATAATTTCATCACATGATGCTTTGGTATTAAAATTAACAATGTCAGAAGAAGAGGCAAGCATCTCTGTTAGTGATAAAGAACGAAATCCATTTATGGATTCTAAAGAGGCTGTTGTTATCATTAGCAGTGACGAATCTACAACTACACTAAAATAATGGAAGTGATAAAATGGCGACAACAATAAAGAGTTATAAAGAGGGAAATACCGTTCGATTTTTTTGTGAGTTTAAGGATTTTGCTGACCAACTTGCTGACCCATCAATCATTAATTTTAAAGTATACAATCAAAAGTATGAGCAGATTTTCTCTACTAGTGTCGGGGTAGATACAAAAGCAAGTCAAGGAAACTATTTCTATGACTATACAATTCCTAGTGGCTACCTCAACCAAAAGTTAATATATGAATGGTATGGGGAAGTATCAGGAAGTCCATCACTAAATCGTGACACATTTAAAGTAGTATTTATGTAGGAGGTGTTGATTAATGCAAATGTCAGATGTTCTGTTAGTACTAAGACGAAGAATAGGTGATAATGTTGACCCATTCACTTATGACGATGATTTACTGACAGGGTATATAGAAGATGCTGTTGCACAAGTTGAATTAGATTGGGCAAGGGGATTCAGTGTTGACTTCGGTTCATTTAATATAGAGCCTACAAAACAAGATGCAAACCTATTTTGCGTTAAGGCTCACTATCTAATGAAGGTCAGCACGAAAGACCAAGCAGACAGAAATAACTTTAGAATGGTTAAAGGTAGATTAACACTAGATAACACTAACCAAGCTAAAGACCATAAGGATACATTAGAATTGCTTGAAAGAGAGTACAAGAGAACTCTACATCAATGTAAGAATGGTCCGACTATTAAGGGAGTCAGATTGGAGTAGGATAAGTCATGAATATACCTGAGTCAAATTTAAGAAATATGTTAAACTCTATAAGCGGTCTGAATCATGTACTTAATGAGACTCTAAGACTTTGCAAAGTATCTGAGACAGATTGCCCTGATTGTGGTTATGACCCAATTAGAAAAGAATCAACAGACCCTTACTGCCCTACCTGTGATGGTCGGGGGATGATAGTATCAGAAACATACTATGACATTCCTTCGTCTGTTGAAACATCAGCAGACTTTACATATAGCTATGCAGAGACAGGACGACTACTAGATGGTGAAGTCTTAGCCACCATTGATATATTAGAGATTAATACAGTTCTAAATGTAGATGGTAAGTTTAATATGGATAGCCAATCTGATATAAAAGCCTTCTTAAGTCAATATGAATACTTTGAGTGGAAGGGCGGAAAGTACATAGTAAAATCTTTCCAAGCAGGCTATCTACAAGGAAACTTCTATGAGATAGCTATAACTCTAAAGTTAAAGGGTTGATATAAATGGCTGAAACTAATATAGAAGAATTAGAGGCACACCTTAGCAGAGTATTTAAAGGCATGCTAAAAAGTAAAGAAGTAGCAGAGGCAGGTAAAGATGCAGGTAGGGCTATGGGTAGGCATGTAGGTGATACATTACTAGGCGGTGGAGACTCAGGCTACAACTATAGGCAATCAGGAGACCTTGAAAAGTTAGTATCAGAAGAAGGCAGAAACCCTGAGATTAAACAAACACAAAACAAAATGTCTATAGGTGTGTTTGAGATAAACAATATGAATATGGGTGTATATGCAAAGCGTAACCACCAATTCCAATTCCATCAAACATGGGATGAAACACTACATGAGATGGTCACTACTAGAATTTCACTACAAGCAGAAAAGGAACTACCAAAGTGGATACTTGCAGAATACGGTAGCGGTAGTAAAAGTGAAGGTATAGTACAACCTGAATTTAGAGTTACCTATACATCTCGAGATAAGCCATACCTATACGGTCCATCTGTCGGTCCTGTTACAGGTCCAGGTGGAGGTCCTAAGTTGGGATTCTTCAAAGTCAATCAGAGAGGACTAGAAAACTTGCTAGGTCCGAGGATTACTAAGATGATGGATTCACATAGAGAGCACCAAGGAACAAGAGCAGGTCATGTATTTAGCTTAGGTTTAGAAAGTGCAAAGCAAGAAGTCTTTGAAATTCTCGGTGAAGGATTAGAAACATACTTGAATAACAATTAAGGAGGTGAGCCTATATGGAGAAAACAAGACTAGTAGAATTGACTCTGTATCATAAGTTACAGAAAGCACTATCTAGGTCTAGAAGTAGGGAAAAAGTCACGAGTGCCAATTTTCTTACATACAATCTTAAATATAATAGTATACAGACCGATTTCCCTGTAACAGTTTATGTAAATAGTGCTATTCAAAACACTTCTAGTTATTCAGTAGACTATATTAATGGATTGATTAATTTCACAACTGCACTAAGGTCTGTAGATGTAGTTGAAGTTGATTATACATACTGTCCAATTAATATATATGATGAAAGCGTTAGCCCTCAAAGTCCTGATTTTAAATATCCTGCTGTTGCTCTATATGAGTTAAATAGAAGTGATGGGGCATATGAATTAGGTAATGCTCGTAAAGAACTTCACCCAAGATGGGTAATCGAGGTATGGGCTGAAAGAGGCGGGGAAAGAAATGACATAACAGATATGGTAGTAGACTTCTTTGAAGAAGGAGATATGAGAGTAATAGACTACAATATCGCTTTCCCAACTAATGCTGATGGAACTATTAATACTAACTACAACGAAGATAACCAAATTATCGGCTATATGTATTGCGGTAGCATAAATTACCGTAAAGGCGGAAGTTTAGATATAGGAGAAAAACCCAAATTTTTAACGGAAATTTTCGCAGATTTAACTATTAACTTTTAATAGATTAAACATTAATTAATTATAAAAGGAGAGATTTCATAATGGCAAAAGCTAGTCGTGTACGATATACAGGAACAGCACCTTTCATTGATGATGCACAAGGAAACCGCATCCAAGCGTTAGGAAGTTCTTCTCGTCTATCTACTGAGGACATTAAAGAATTAGGTACACTTAATATCGTTGAAGTTGTTGACGATGTACCACAAGTTGATGTATCTGTTGACGCTAACGAAAACGGAACAAACGAACTATTAGGTTTACTATCAAACAAAGGTTTTGGTTGCCAAGTTGAGGCAGTTCCAAGTGGAAGTGCTGTTGGTACATTAACACTTAAGGTAAACCCAGGTTCTTACTATGCAAAAGGTCAGCGTGTACTATTTGAAGGTACTACTGTTACTGCACAATCAAGTGGAAACCAAGTAGTTTACTTACAACCTACTGTATCTTCTGATGCTGTAGCAAACAAAGTAGGTATCGGTGCATCTTTACCTGCGGGTGCTATCCAAATCGCTAGTATTACTCCATCTGCTAACATTGTAACACAAGCTAATATCACTGACTCTCGTACTTGGGCATCTATTTCTGCAACTGATTTTGAATTGGCTAAAGCAGATATGTATGTTCCTATCAAGCAATCAGGTGATGGCTTGAACGGTGCTATCGCTCGTACAATGTATATGGAAAGAGTATATGCTAACAATATTGACCTTTCATTCCAAGTAAACGGTGTTGCAACTGCATCTTACCGTATGGAAACTGATAACAAGCGTTGGTTCTTAAACAGTGCATCTCAAATGGTTGTAGATGAAATCAAAACAACTACTGCAACTGCTTTAACTCTTACTAACACTCCATACACTTTAGCAAATGGTAATAAAACTCTTAAAGTTACTAAGAATGGTACTCAATTAGTTGAAGGTACTGATTACACTGTATCAGGTGTTACTTTAACTCTTACAAGTGCTCCTTCTACTGGCGACCTTGTGAAAGTTCGTTATGTAACTAACGGTTCTAATGGTAAGTTCTTCGCTCCTGTACCTGCTCTTGAAACTCCACACCCTGATTTAGCAGGTGGATTAAAAGAAGGTCAAATCGAACTATACCTTGTTGCTAATGATGGTGTTACAGTTGATACTGCTCGTGCAACTCGTATCCAAACTGCTCGTATCTCTGCTCCACTACAAAGAGAGCCACTTGCAGAATTAGGTTCTATGTATCCATATGACCGTCCATTATCATTACCTCTAAATATCTCTGTTTCTCTAGAACTTAAAGATTCAGATTTAGAATTAATGGCTCGTTTCGCAGGATATTCTAACCTTGCATCTGCTAACGAAATTGCACTTGACGACCTAGTTAAAGATAAAGGCTTACTAGTTAAGATTTATCGTGAAACTGATGTTAAGCGTGCTAAGTTACCTGCGGGTCATGTTGATAAGTATGCTATCAAAACAATCTACATCAAGAACTTGATTCCACAATCTGAGTCTTGGGATGTTCGTGTTGATAGTGATGCTACTCAATCATTCGAGTTCATGGCTCACAACCTAACTATCACTGACAAATACTTAAACGCTAACCAAGTTAGCTAATAACTAGCACTAGCCCTTCGGGGTTGGTGCATACGTTCTATATCACAACTTAATATAGAAGGAAACACTTTGAGGTTTAAAGGATTAAGAAGGAAAGGAGTAGTGCTAATATGAGCATGAACGAGGACAAAGAGCGTCTTAATAGGGCGGTCTCTAAGAGCATAAAGAAAGTCTTTAAAGACTCTTTATCACTAATGGAGATGGCTAATATTGAGCCTAAGCAATTTGCGAAAATCAGAAAAATGATTCTCAGGTCAGGTAACGATGAAATCCGAAAAATGTCAGAAGAACTCGAAAAGTACGAAGTGAAATACACACCTCGGTATGACGAGCAGATTGACTTTGACGATAAAGAATAACCTAGTTGACCATGAGAGACATTTTCAAATAATGTCTCTTTTTTATTTATATAATATTTAAAGGAAGGTGCTAAAGGAATGGCTGAGAGCAAAAGAAAAGAAAGTCAGGAAATGACTAACAAGGAAAAGCGTGAAAAAATGACTGAGGTTCAAACTGGTAGACGAGTATTTGATAGTGATAAGTATGGTTTACTACAAATCCGCTATCCAAAGGTAGAAGAAAATCGTTTAGCTGATTGGGAGTACTCTAAGGTATTTAACCAAGCATGTATGGACGATATACCTACTAACCGTGAAATGGAAGAACTAATCAAAAAGAAAAAGCTATGGACTAGCAAAGATGATGAAAGAATCGAAAAGATTAGAGAAGATATTGAAAAACAACTAGTTCTATTGTCTAAGATGGAATCAGAAAAAGCTATCGCTCCTATCGAATCTAAAATCAATGCTTTGCGTGACGAGATGTTTGGTTTGCAACAAGAAAAACAGAAGTACTTCAACAATACTGCTGAGGCTAAAGCAGACGAGGCTAAAATGTCCTTCTTAATTCATAAATGTACTGAGTTCGCTGATACAGGTAAGTCTGTATGGGAAAAGTACGCAGACTTCAAAAATGAGGAAGACCAAAATACTGTTAATTTAATTGTATATCAATTCTTGACATTTATTAACGGTCTACCTGCCGACTTCCTTGTAGACCCCGCTGAGTTGGAAGAAGAAACATTTGAAGAATAAGATAGTGATATAGTAAGTAATAGAATCATATATCAGTGCTTATAGATAGGATAATATTAATTGAATGTAGCGAAAGATAGCTAGGTATCTTAAAGGTGTAGGCACACCATCATACATAAGCCGAATTATCAAAGTAACTACATTCAACCTTGCCCAACTAAAGCCCCTGTCGTAATCACTAAATGATACATATATTGCTTATGAAATAGCTACAAGTTATTCCCAAATGTCTTTTACCTCAGTTTGGGGTTCTAAGAGAAATAGCTAGAGGGCAAGGGGAAGTTGGAGCAGAATGGAGAGCAAGATGGAAAGCAAGTAAAGACACAGGCTCACCATTGTTCGGTGGTATCGTTGCTGACTGGAATCCTTCTCAATTAGCACTAGCTTATTGGTTCTCATTTTACGACAGCGTGTATGAGCACCATGAGAGACCTCCTATGAAGATAATTAATAATGATGACCTATTAGATAAGTGGGTTGAAAAACAAAGCAAGGAAGTCGAGAGTAGGGCTAAGAAGAACGGTTCTAGTATGAACAATGTAAGTAAGAGTGCATTAGAACATGACGAGTTAATTGTGTTTGATGATGCAGATGATATTTATTATGAAGACGACAACTTTATGGATGCAGACGATGTAAACTTCAAATATGAAGGTGTAGACTATGATGAATAGTCGAAGGAGTAGTTAGGGGGGTTAGTATTATACTGCTCCCCTATTTACTTAAGAACGTATATTTTATGAGGAGGTATACTAATGGCAGGAAATGAATTTAAGTATATTATAAAAACGGACTTACAGTTAAACACTGGTTCGATTAATAAACTTCTTAATGAAGTTAAAGAAGTAGATAAACAGATTAAACAACACTTTGATAACGCTAAAACTGGTGGTATTAAAGTACCTTTATCTGTAGACCCTAACATATCAAAGCTACAAGGTGATGTTAAAAGGGTAGTAGATGGATATAATAAAGGTCAAGCACCTACTATTAAACTTCCTATCTCTATTGATGAAGGTAGTATTAGAAAACTACAAAACCGCATTAGTGAACTTAGAAAACAAATTAATAGTCTAGCAGACGACAAGAAAACTATTTCTGTCAATACCTCTCTCAAAGTCGGTGCGGGCGAAAAAGAAGGGATTCAGAAACAGGTCGGTGACACCAAAGCTACTATTAATGTAGGCTTAAGACTTAATGACCAAGATATGAAAGTTATCAAGGCTCAAATTGAGTCTATTAAGGCTGAGGTTAAAGCTAGTGTAGTAGCACAACAAGACCATAGGAACGGAGACCGTAGGCTAGGTGTAGACAGAAGTGTTTCTCCTGTCAATAACGCTAGACAACAAGTTTCTAGAAACAATAGCAATAGAAATACAGCACAACAAGCTAAGAGGGATTATGACGAGGTTCGTCTTTACTATAGACAAAAAGCTGAGAACCTTAAGAGTCAAATCAAGAGTGAGCAAGAACTACAACACTTAAGAGATGAACTTGACAGGGCTAAGAATCCTAAGAAGGCTCGTAAAACAGACAACATGGTTGCATATGGACAGGATGGAAGTAAGAAAAATGTTTCCGTTACTGACTATACTAAGCAACTTGAAGATGAACTTCGTAAACAAGAAAAACTAGCTAATCAAATCAAGAGAGCAAATCAAGCCTCTGAGATTGCTAAACAAAAAGCAGGTAGCTTTAGTACTGCTCAGGTTAATAAGTCTGTAACTAGGCTTGCTACACAACCTACATCACAAGAAAAAGTAATCAATAACATCTCTAAGGCTGAGGCTGAAAGAAAGCTAAAAGAATTAGATGCACTTCAAAAAGAGATAGATAATGCTCATAGACAGGCTAATAGATATGATAGAGTGTGGACAGCAAAGAGACAACAAACATCTCCTTGGGATGGTGTTTCTCGTGCTCAAATGAACACATTACAAAATCAAGGGCTTAGAGAGCAAAGAAAAAGAGAATATCAAATCTATCAAGCTAATAAGCAGAGAATACAGAATCCTGCTGATGCTTGGGATATGGCTCATGATGTAAATATGAACTACGGTAGGGTACAAGACCCTAAGGTAGCATATAGGCAAGCGGTACAACAAAATAAAATTTTCAACCAACAACAGGCTGAGAATCAAAGAAAATATCAAGAGCGTATGAATCGTAAGTCTCAAAGAGAGGCTGAGGCTAATACTCCTCCTGTTGATAACCGTTCATTAGATGAAAAGTACTATGACACTAAGAATGTTCGTGTTGGTCTTCAAAGTAAGCTACAACAATATCGTGATTCAGTTAGCGGGAAGAATATTACTGGTAATGCTAACAAGCGTAGAGTATTAGATAATATCGCTAAAATGCAAAAAGATATTCAAAAAGCTATTGATGAAGAACAAAGTTTCTATGACCAAATTAAAGCATTAACAAACTCTACTCCTAAGTATCGTAGTTCATTACAGTCTAACCATGTTGACCCTTACCAACAGGCGGGGGAAAAGCTAAGAAATACTAGCAGACAACAATGGAATGACTATGTAAATGCTTACGAGCAACGCAACGGAAACCCTAACTATGGTCGTGTAGAAGATGTTAATGAGGCTCATAAGCAAGCTAACGATATTAACCGTTCAAGAATTACTGAGTCTAATAGACAACAAAGAGCAAATGACTTCAACCAAGGTATCCTTCGTTACGGTGCTAACAGAGAGTACTCAGGTGTAGATTATGATGCTATGCTTAGAAACCCTAATGTCAGTCTATCTGAAAGTATGAGAATACTTAGAGACCACATTCACCCAACGAATCAGGCTATGGCTAGAGAACAACAAACTAACTTCCAAAGAGCATACACAATCAACTACCGTGATGATGAAGGTCATATCCGTTCAGTTAGAACATTAACTCACGAGTATACTAGTCTTGGAGAAGTTGTTCAGCGTGGAGACAGAAGTTTCAAATCTATGGCATCTAATATGATGAAAAATATTGGAGTCTATACATTATTTACTAGTGGATTCTACGCTATGTCACAAGCTATTGGTACTGCGGTAGCACAAATGGTTGACTTTGATGCTAAACTTGCACAAGTAAGTATGGTTATGACTAACATGCAAACTGGCGGTTTAAGTGACCAGTTCTCTCAATTCGGTGCGGGAATAAACTCTGCAAAATCAAACATCACTAACCAAGCATTTAGTATTGGTGAGAACTATGGTGTTAGTACAGCAGATACAGTAGTTCCATTACAAGCACAAGTTTTAGCTAGAAAGAACTTGATTACAAGTAATGGTCAAATTAGTGGTAAAGTTGACCCTAATATTGAGAAGAACATCGTAGATAAAATCATTCAGTTCTCAGCAGTTTCTAATGGTGGAGATGCAACATCAGCAGATGTTAATGCTATAGCACAAGATTCTCTTTCATTATACCAAGCTATGTATACGCAAGGTGATACATCTCATATTGGTAAAATGGATAACTTATTCAACTACCTAGCAGTTATGAAAGGTAATGGTGTAAACACAAACAATGTAACTGATGCACTATCTGAAATTGCACCTGATACAATCAAAAAAGGTATCAAGGCAACAGATGTTGCAGGTATGTTGGGTGCATATAACCTTACTGATACGGACTCTAGTGGTGCTGTTATGGCACAAGTTGGTAAAGCGTTCTTCGGTGCGTTAGCACATCCTGACAATCCAAGCGTTAAATCTGCATTAGACAGAATGAAAATTAACACTGATAAATATGACACACCTGAGAAACTATTTGAGCAGATTAAAAAGAAATATGGCGGTCTCAATGAGGCTGACCAAGAGTTCGTTTCTAATAATCTAGCAGGACTAACTGGTAAATCATCAGCTATGGGTCCAAAAATGGTTAAGTTCCTAGATGCATCATTTAATAGTGAATATACAGGTGAGTTCAACAAGCAAGCTGAGGCTAATCCTGATGCACTACAAAAATCATGGAGTTCTTTTTCAGATACAATCAAGAGAAACTTTGGAGACCTAGCTGAACAAGTTAAGGAACTAGTTCAACAACTAGCTAAGTTGGGTGCTTTAGATACAATCGGATTGTTAATTAAAGGATTTACAGGATTATTCAAAGTTGTTAATAGCGTACTATCAGTTATTAATAAACTATCAGATGCTTTCTCTGATAATAAAATATTATTTGGATTCAATCCAGTAAAAATGACTAGTGAAATAGTTGGATTAACATTAGCTTTCAAAGGATTGACAGGTGTTATCAATCATTTAACTCCACTTGGTCCTGCTATTGGCGACTACTTTGAAAGAATGACAGGTCGTAGACTTGGATTCAAGCAAATAGAAGGTGCTACACCTCTTGTTAGGGGTGGTCGTGCAATTAGCGTAGCTGAGGGTCTTGCTCCTGTACCTATGATAAGCCCTCGTCAAAATGTAGTTAGAACTGGTGAGCAAGCATTAAGAGATGTAATGACATACTCTGCATCAGATGTTATGACAAACAGACTTTTAAATGGTAGTGCTCCAAGAACTACTGTTCCAACTGGAATCAATATGAGTGAGGCAAGTCGTGAAAGTCTACAAGCTATGCGTGGTGAACTTACTAACACTATTGAGAGAACAACTGCTAGAAGAAGTGCTATTGGTGCGGTAGGTAACTTCATTGGAGATACTTTACTATTAACTTCTCGTTCTCGTGGTGCAGTAGGTGAGGTAGCAGGTTCAGTTGGTAGTCGTGCGGGTGGAATAATGAAAGGTGTAGTAGAATGGTTTGTTAAACTACTACCTGCATTAAGAACATTTGGATTACTATTAACTAGATTAACTATCATTGGTACTGTGTTAGCGGGTGCTTGGTGGGTTGTAAGTAAAGCTATCGAACACTCTAAGAAGGTAGCACAAGACCAATACAATACCACAAACAAGAGTCTAATATCTGTCTCTAAGAAGATTACTGGTGGTGACACTGCTACTAAGGATAAAACTAACAAAGACATTCAAGACTTCATCAAGGCGAATGTTAAGTTTATGAAAGAGACAACAGTTACTTCACAAGGTAACTACGGATATACTACTACTGAATCTGTTCCTACTTCTGAATATGATATGAAAGCACAAGCTAGAAATGCTAAAATCGCATCAGATAGAAAGAAGATGGAAGATAAGTACGGTATCTCTTTCGGTCAAGATAGCAAGGGTAATCAGTTCGTAAAATATCACCTTCTTGGTGCTGATGGCAAGATGGATAAGAAGGAATATAGGGCTGACCTAAATGATAAGAAGGATATGGCTAAATTCCAAAAGGCTGTTGACAATGGATTCAAAGACCCTATCTTAGAGGCTAAAGATAAGTGGGCAGTTGATACTAGCTATGTTATGGATTATAACAAGGCTTTGATTGAAACTAACAAACTTACTAAGCAAATTAGTCAAGCTATGAAGGAACTAGGATACAATGTGGATGCTATTGATATGAAATTCATGGGTGCAAACTCAACTGAATCTCTAAATCAAAAAATCCAAGCAATTCAACAAGGTATGAACGCAATCAAAACTCAATCTGCACAAATCGAGGAGAAGAAAAACCAAATAGACGGCAACATGAACAGTCTACAAGGTCAACTATCCAAAGAGAGCAGTATTGCACTTAAGCATGGTGTGAAACAGAGTAAGATTGATGATGTTCAATACCAATATGAGTTAGCTAAACAGTCAGGCAACTTAGACCAATTCTTAGGCAATTACTCTGAACCATCTACAACTGATATTGCGAAATGGAAAAAGAAAGGAATGTCTGATAAAGAAATCAATCAAAAGATTGACGAGGCAGAACTTCTTAAAAATATCGCTAAACTTATCATGACTATGGGTGGTCTAGGTGACGCACAAGACCAATTAACTGATGCCTATACTCAAAGCAGACAAGACCAATTACAAAACCAAGAGGCTATGAAACAGTATACAGCACAACTAATTGTTGCATCTACTGGTCTAGCTGTAATGGATGCTCAGATTAGCAAAATCAATAGTGCGGTTGGTATGGGTCGTGCTATGGTTCAAATGTCTCAGCCAAATAGTAAGGAACAGCAAACTGCTCAGGGTGGCTTAATTAAAGCATCAGGTCAACTACTAAAAGGCTATCAAGCAGAACTTAGTTCTGTAAGTAATGAGATGGCTACATTAGCTAGACAGAACCCTAACCAAGACTTCTCCATCAACGAACTATACAACCCAGGAAAAAATGGTTTGTCTTCGGAGCAACAAGCATACAAAGACCTATTAGAGAAACAAACATCTATCCAAGACAGCGTATCATCTACTACTGCTGATATGTATGACCAAGCACAACAGCTTAAGGATATGGTATTAAACTCTGATAAGTATGCTGATGTATGGGAGAGAGTTCAGAACAGGACTCAATTAGTTAAAGATGCTAACAAGCAAATTTCTAACTCTCAGGATGATTTAGCTGTAGTTAATACATTATCACAAATGAGAAGTGCTGTTACTGGCACTCCTTACAATGCTACTAGAAATGACAAGTTGGCACAAATCCGTGACACTAACCTTGACAACTATGAGAAATTGACTACTGCATTAAACTCTTACAAGGGTGACGCTCAGAAGTTATCTCAGGCATATGATGATATTAACAAGACTATGGGTAGCGAGTTTGATAAGGCATTTATTGACCCACTTAAGAACCTAATCAAGAACGACTTCCAAAAAGCGGGAGACACAATCCTTAATGGTGCAAATTCATTAAATACTATTCTAGGAAACTGGGCAAAAGTACAAATGAGTTCGGCATCTAATCCTAACTCTGTTGCAGGTCAAACACAGTCATTCTCAAATGCTATGGCAATTCCTACTTACACTGGTAGTCCTTCTAGTGTTGACAATAGAACATTCGCTCAAAAGGAGCAAGCATACCTAGAGCAAATGGGCTATAAAGTTGGTACTTCGGGATATGCCCAAATGAAACGACAACTAGAATCATCTTATACACACGAGGAGTTAGTCGCTGAGGTTGATAAGAACACTGTTCCAACCAAGAACAATAGTGGTGTTAATGACTATACTAATACAATCAACGGTGTATTAAGAGGTAACTTAGCAGGATATGGTTCAGTATTCGTTCAAGCGGGTGCTAAGTACGGTGTTGACCCTAGATTAATCGCATCAATCGCTATGCAAGAAAATGGTGGTAACTCAAACATCTTAAACCATTCTAACAATATTGGTAACATTAAAGCTACTGGTAGTTCTAATGATTATTGGAAGGGCGGAAACTATGAGGGATACAGAAGCTATGCTACATTGACAGATGGTATTATGGACTTAACTCGTCTAATCGGAAACTACATTAGTTCGGGTAAGAACACAATTCCTACAATCAATCACACATATGCAGAAGACCCAAATTGGGAGAAGGGTGTTGCATCATTCTACTCTAAGCAAACTGGTATTTCTGTTTCATCACTACTAGGTGGTACAGCAGTATCATCAGGTGGCGGTAGCAGTTCTTCATCAGCTAGTAGCGGTTTTGGTAAGAGTTCTTATACTGGCGATTCTATCGTAGCTTACCTAAATTCACTTGGAAAGAGTTCAAGTTTCTCAGCAAGAACATCGTTGGCTCACCAATATGGCATCAGCAACTATACAGGTACAGCATCACAAAACACAAGCCTGTTGGCTAAGTTGCGTGCAAGCAGTGGAGGTTCATCTTCAAGTAGTGGTGGTGGCGGTAGCTACTCAGCTATGGATTCATGGTTCTCGTCAGTAAAAGGAGATAGGTCTAAATTGACTTACTCTTGGGGTGGAGCACATGTTATCGAAGATTGGACAGAGTTCTTGAAGAAGGGTATTGCTGACTGTTCGGGTCTAGTAGAGCAAGTTTACCGTAAGTTTGCAGGAATCAATCTTGGTACTACAAGTTCAAAAGGGCTATATGCTCAAAATGATGGTGGTAAAAAAGTAACAAACAAGAAAGACTTGCAACCTGGGGATTTAGTATTCTTTGGTAAAAGTGCTGACAGTATTCACCATGTTGGTATCTATGCGGGTAATGACCAAATGTGGACTATTGACCATAATGGCACTCCTGTATCTAAGGACAATATTTCATCTTGGGGTGACTACTACGGTGGTAAACACTATGATGGTGCTTTTGGCGGTGCAGGTAGCTTAACACAAGGTCAGGCTAGTGCGTCAGATATTCTAAAGTCTGCAATCAATAGTTTCATTACAGCTATGCAAGCTGAGGCTGAAACACATAGCGTAGCGGGATTAAAAGAGACTTATAATAAAGATGTTGCTATAGCATATGGTCAAGGAAATATCACCGATGTAATGGGTACATCAGGAAGGCTAGCTTACTATGATAGAGTAAATGCAGAGAGAGCAAATGTGTTTGAACAGCGTTACGATACAGTCCAACAGTTAAATCAGTTGAGTACTTCTCGTAAGAACTATGTAAACGAGGCTAATAAGGCATTGAAAGCAGGTAATACTACTGACTACAATACTTATAAGGATGCTGTTAAATCCATTGACGACTTAATCTCTACATTGAAAGATACAAATAAGCAACTTGCTGATTATGATAAAACATTATCAGATGCTCAACAAAAAGACCCTCGTTACAACTATGACACTTCAATGTCATATGTGAAGGGTGGCTATGACAAGCTAAATGCTATGGATAAAGCAGGTCAAGAGTGGAGTCCCGACTACATCAAGTTACTTGGTGAAATGTCTACAATGTTGACAACATATGATACTCACGCTAAGAACACTCAGCTTGCAGGAGATGTTTGGAGTAACTCAGGTCAACAAACAACGCAATTCATCATGGCAAAGCGTGTAAGTGACCAAGATAACATCAACCTAATGTTTGATAAAATTACTAAGATTAATGCGGTGCTTAAGAACTTCGCACAAGGTACTAATGCTTGGTATACAACTTTAGAAGAGGCTGTTAAGGTACAACAAGAACTACACGACTTGGAGCAACAAAGACTACAAAATGCTCAATCAATGTTTGAATTAACTGGTAAGGGTATCCAAGGATATGTTAAGCAAAAGGCTTACACTCAAAGCAAGGACTATAGCCAAGAGAAGTCTAACTTAACAACTGCAATAAATCAGTATAAGAATGGCACTATTACTAATGGTAGTGGTCTCAGAATTGCACTTGGTTCATCTGACAAGTATGCTAAAGGCTTAAGTGACATACTGCATAAGCAATATGACATAAGTTCTAAGGTTACTAAGGATAAGGATGGCAAGTACTACCTAGATTCAACTAAGAACCTAACAAAAGACCAAGCACAAAAGGTTATTGATACTCTTAAAAAGCAAGGTCATATTGGTAATGGTTGGACAACTGGTGGTGGTTCAAGCAAGATGGACGAGAACCAACAGCTAGCTAACTTACAGATTATTGCGGGATTACATGACCAAATGATTCAGCAAATGAACGATTACCGTTCTGCGGTAGTTGGAGCATTTAAAGCGGGTGCTATGAGTCTAGATGAATACATGAAGAAGATGAATGACCTTCGTGATGTTCAGAATGAGACTAAAGAAAATGCGGTTAAGATGGTTGATGCATTGTCAAGTGGATTCCAAGATGCTTTTGCTAATGCCTTATCAGGTGGTATGCAAGGTAATATGGATTCTACTCAGTCATTCATTGATAGCATGAAACAGACAATGGCTCAAACTATCTCAGGTACAATGGCTAGCTCAATCTTTAATAATAGTGGATTGCTTGATGTAACTAACGGATTAATTTCCCAAATTACCCAAGCGGCTACTAGCGGAGACCCTAACGCTGTTGCTAACATGTTTAACAACAACGATTTCAGTCAGCAATTCCAAGATGCTCTAGCACCATTCCTACCTTTAATTAACCAAATTGTAGCATCTACCAATGGTATGTTTACTATCATGAAGAACCAAGTGTTCAATGCACCTAATGGATTCAAGATTGATAGTGAAGTTGCACAAGTAGCTAAAGCCAAAGGTATCGGTGAAGTTAGACAGTGGGACCCAACTGGTAAGAATGGTTCGGGTTCGGATGATGGGTCAGGTAGTACTACTACAACTCCTATCGTTACTCCTCCTTCAAGTAGTACCCCAGGTGGTGTCCCAGGTGGCACATCTAGTGGTGGTGCTACATCTAATGGTGGAAGTCCTGAGGGAACTGGTGGAACTGGAACAGGTGCTCCTAGCACTAGTGGTTCTACTACAACACCTTCAACTGATACTAGCAAGATTAACACTCCTGCCCCTCCTGCTAGTAGTTCTAAGAAAGGAACTTATATCACTACATCAGATGTTTGGGACCACAAAACTCCTGATGCTAATAAGTCTTCTAGAATTAAAGTAATTAAGAAGGGTACGAAGGTAAATGTAATTGGTGAAAAGAGTGGATTCTTAGAAATCGGAACTAACCAATGGATTAGTGCTCAATATGCTAAGGCATATACTAGTTCAGGTGGTAGTGGTTCAGGTAGCGGTTCTAGTGGCTCTACTAAGCACATCAATACTACAGTAAACTTCCGTAGTAGTGCAGGATATGGCAACAATGTAATCGGTACTATACCTAAGGGTTCTGCTGTTACTTACCTTGGAACATCTAATGGGTGGGCACATGTTAAGTACGGTAGTAAGTCAGGTTATGTTGGTCCTCAGTTCGTATATCATACTGGTGGTCTTGCAGGTATGATGAACTTCTCTAGTCCAAATGGCTTAAAACCTGATGAATTGCAAGCTGTTCTTCGTCAAGGCGAAGGAGTATTCACACAGAAACAAATTTCTTCACTAGTGGGTGCTAGCAACACTACTCACAATGGGGGAGATGTGAACTTTAACATCACTGTTAATGTGGAAGGCGGGCAAGATACAGGGCAACTTCAAGCTACTGTTGAGACAGCAGTTAAGAAGGCTATGCAAGTCATTAAGAAGGATACTAAGTTCCAAAACTTAACCTTCAAGGGAACTTCCTACTAAGGTAGGGGGTTTTCCCTCAACGTGAAAAATAGAAAGGGTGAATAAAATGCAGGATAGATGGAAGTTTGGGAATTATACATTTATGATTAATCCAAATAAATACGCAGAGAGTGTAACTGTAGTAGGAGATACTGTAACAACTCTGAATGGAACGGTTATCTCTCAACCTACTATGTCAAAGGAAGACTATAATTTATCGTCAATCTTTTATCAAAATAGACCAAGAGTTATACAACAAGTATCAATGCCCAACCTTGGCGGGATAAAATTTATGAATAATAAATATTATGTCCTAAATAACACGACTAAAAAAGTTGATGTTTACACTACTAACTTTGCATTGTCAAAGTCAATATCTCTATTGTCTACTGCACCTGCGGGGGAGAATTTTGTAGCATTTGACGTACTATCTGATGAAACAATATATGCAGTTAAAAGAGGAACTCCTGATGCTATATACAAGATAACAGCAGGAACAGGAGCACCAACAATCACAAACTTCAACTCAACTTACGGTTCAATACATGGTATTGCATATGATAGCACTGCTCTAGAATTATGGATTGTAACTGATAAGAATGTTGTGTCTCTATTCACATACCCTACATGGACACAAGTAAAATACCTAAACCTTCCTAACATCTCCCCAAATCTATCAGGGTATCAAGGCATGGATATAATTAATGGCTACCTAGTAATATCATTTGTTTCTGACGATATAAGTGGTGCTTATCATGTTGACTTAACAAGTGGTAGTATATGTAATGTATTTTCATTACCTGACTACACACAAATAAACGATATTACTTTTGACGGTACTAACTTCATATTCTCCACACAAACAGGAAACCAACTTGTATATACAAATGGCAATACCCTAAACTTAGATATTTATAATATAGAGAATGAGATTAGGACAAAAGGATATTTAGATATGATTGACGATATGGGAGTAAAGAGGAGAATGGCTGTTAGTCATTATACCATTGATAGACAAGAAGGAAGTCTTACAAAGTATAGTGTTGATATTCAAGCTACTAAAGTTGATAGGGGGAATAATTAATGAGATGGCAGTTAGGTAATTATGTAGTTAAATATAACCCTAAAAGTAACTCTAAAACTTGGGATGCACAACAGAACATAACCATTAATATGAATGGTCAAGTATCAAACCCTAATCTAGTTTGGAACGGTAGTCAAGACTTTTCCATAGATGTTTATGAAAAGCCCACATATTCACAAGCTACTCCAATTACAGGTTCATACATTGGAGCAACGGAAAAGAGATTAGATGAAAAACTTTACTTACTTACTAGTGGAGGAACATTTGATATTAAGAGTAAGACCAATACTTCATATGGCTCTCATACAATAGTAACTGGTAATGGTATCACTCTACCTTCTGTAAAGCCTAGTGCTATCAATCATTGGGATTCGGGTTTAGCGTTTATCTACCATGAGGCGACTCAGGCAACGCTATTAGTTACTGACGAAAATGGGGTTGCAAATCGTAAATATATATATAGCACAGATGATTCAAAGTATGCCGAAGACATTTGTTGGGATTATGATTCCACTTGGCTTATTCTGAATCCATACGGACAGATTTATTCAGTTAATACAACAACAGGGGTAAGTACTTTTCTATTCCAGTTTGATGATTATAGCACCAACAAGTCGGCATCAAAAAAGAGATACACCTCAATCTTCATGATTGAAAAAAATGCTAAACAGTATATAGGTGTGTTGCAGGATGGTAAAGACCTAGTATTTATTGACTATCTCACATTGGAGATTGTCTGTAAGTCAGAGTTAAAGCTAGGTAATGTGTTGGCTATATCGTATTCAAACTATAGCGGAGATTACTTTGCAGTATTTAGTTCAAAGATACTACAAGTCTTCCCGAACACCGCAAGGATAGATGTTGAATATTTAAAGTTCATTATTGCTAATGGTCAGGTAACTGTATACGATGAAAACAACTTACCTGCTGTTCTAGTAATTAAGGATATGACAATAGACAGAGATAGCAACACAAATGAGGCGAGATATGAGGTACAATTCAGTGCCACGATTGCTTACTCAAATATAGGATTTAATGGTGTATGGGTTTCTAACCATAGGTCTTTCCAACAGAGGTGATAAATAATGATTTCAGCTAATACTGCTTTTAATACTGCTTTGAGTAGTTCAAATAGAATATTTGATATAATGGTTAAGGTGACTAGAAATACTCCAAGTGGTAACACAACAGCTATTGATATTTCTGATAGAGTGACATCATATAGCACTAATCAAGATTTTGATAGTCGTGGCGGGAGACTAAATCTAGAGATTGATAATTATGACTATGCATACTCCCCTTTAAATAGGGTTAGCAGTGTAAACCAAGTTGCAGGTGTATACGACCCGCTATTTGACTCAAACCATAAAGTAGAATTATATGAGGGATTATTAGTAAATGGCTCTTTCAGCTATGTTTTAAAGTTTACAGGATATATGGGTGATGATATAACTGCGGGTTCTGACCCTGTAATATCATTATCACTAAGGGACAAAGCAAAGTTGCTACAAGATATATATATCTATCAAGGTCCAAGTTACTCTTTATATCTAGTTGAAGATTGTATTCAAGATTTACTAAATACATTCGCACCTGATTTAAACATAACACTGATGGTTGATAATCCAACTCAATATATGATAGGTAGACCTGACGGACCATATGCACCAAGCGATACAAACCTATGGGATGCGATTCAAACACTAGCAGATTCGGCAAGTATGGAACTAAGATTCCTAGAGGACGGTACTCTACATTTAAGACAGATTGTTAGAGACTTTGCTGATGCGACAACTGACTTATATCTAAATCAATCAAACTTAGTATCTGATGATATGGAAATAAGTGATGCAGATGTTCGTAATTACATAGTTGTTAAAGTTCAAGACTTTGACCCTATTACAAAAACTGACGATGAATCAATAGCTAAATATGGATTAAGATATATGGAAGTTCAAAGGTCAATGTCTGATATGATTACAGATGTTTCTCAGGCTCACGAGTTGGCGGAAAATATATTAAGAGATTTAAGATTCGCTAATCCTACTGAAACTGCTGAGATTCCATTTAATCCACTAATACAGGTTGGAGATATTGTCTCAATAGAGAACCCAATGTTAGGTACTACTAATGCTGATGATATTTTTAAAGTCATTACGATAGATAATGAGTATAGTAAAGATAGAAAAAGAACTAGACTAAAACTACAAGGCTATGATAAGTTCTTATCTACTCCTGATATTGCACCTAAACCAATAACAGGATTAGGATTCCAAATGCAAACTAGGACAATATCAAACTATC